TGACTGGCTTAAAGAGGTAGAAAGGGAATTAAAGGTAAGTAGAAAATCTTTGGTAGAAGAATTAAACAAAAGAAAAGATGCCATAGATAAAAATATGATTGAGAGCAAGGAAATCCTAGAACAATATGGACATGGAACAAAAAGACGCTCATTAGTAAATAAATTCAAGGCCAAAGAAAATAAATCATTAGAACAATTCGATAAAATTATCACAAAGACAAAAGAGGAAAAAACAGAATTAGAAACTATGCAGAAAAAAGACCCAATAGAAAAAATAAAAGCAATAGAAGAAAAACTCGGCGTTTCAATAAGTGGAAAAGAAAAAGGTATCAAACAACATACTGAAGCAATAGAAAGCGCACAAAAAGAAATTGCTGGTATAATTCGTCAATTAGATAGATTGAATGCTACAATTAGTAGAGAAATTGATGAAGACACTGGCGAAACAAAAATAATCAATGAAAAATTCAAAGAGTACATAGAAGGATTTAAACAAAAAGGGGATGTGGAAGAAGGCAAAGGTGCTAGAGATTTACTAGGCGAATTAGATTTAGGCCCTGCTATGACTCAAAAACAATTCAAATATAGGAATAGGCTCACTAAAAGATATAATAGATTATTAGCCACTATCAATAAAGAAGGAGAAATAGTGGTGGAAAAATTAACTTCCGGTGAAGAATGGCTAAAGAGAAGAGAACAGGCCCAACATAGAAGAAAGACAAAGGATGAGAAGGAAAGCAAACCAGTAAAGGACATTTTATCCGGTGAAGATATATATTACATTAGACAAAATGATAAATGGGTAGAAACAGATAAAGCCACTTATGACAAAACCCCATCTAGAAATAGAAAGATAGAAGAATTTAAATTAGAAATGGGAGGATTTTAAATGGGGTGGGAAAGCATACTGAAGGAAGTAAGTCCTAGAGAAAGGGCTGAAGCAGAAGAATTTGCTCCTGAAGATATGAAAAAGGAACACAGTCCAGTCCTTGAACAATTAGACAAGAAGCAAAGAAAGGCTTTGAAGAAGACTCTACAATCAGCCGAACCCACAGAATATTTTGGTCAGGACTTTACCCAATTGGGTGAATTACTAGACATGATGCGAGAATTAGATTTGGTTAAGTCTGATAAGAAACTGAACAAGCGCATGGAAACAATGAATGATGAAAACATTGATATTGTGGCTATGGCGAGCAAACTCCGAAAGTCCTATGAAACACTGTATAGGCAGATTAGAGGAATAGTCTATCCTAGAAGTAGAGACACACTGAGGGATGAGGAATGAGTTGGGAAAGTATCTTGAAAAAACCATTCGGAAGAGAGGAAGCAAGAAGACAATATAAAGAGGGACCATCATCAGGTAATGTAAAAATGATAATGAAAAAATTAGATGGTAAAATCAAAGAATATATGAGGGAATATGGCGATACATCATTTACAATATCGTGGTATAGTGAAGAGGCCAGTATAAGGGTAGTGGGCGAATCTAAAGAAACCAAATGGGCTGATATAAAGGGTTTGTATGATTCAAACGACATACTTCCTTTTATGAGAATTTTAAGAAAATTTTGGACTAAAGAAGATGTCGATGTAGGAGAATTCAAAGCAGAAAAGTATGAAAAAGGATGGAAATATTCTTTTACACTTGATTTCGATGAAAGGTGAATAAGATGACAGAAGAAAACGAAATGGTATTATTACTAAAAGAATTAGTTAGCAGAATTAAAGCATTAGAGGCAGTAGCGTTCAATGATGATAACATCCTGATGAAATCAGGATTTGTTGTAGCGAATACTCCTACACCTAGTATTGACAATAAGGCAAACTCATCATTTAATATGAATGAGGTTGCCAATATGTCATTCGATGAAATGGAAAAGATAATCAGTAAAATGGAGTGATTAGAATGAGTTGGAAAGATGTGATAAAGATGCCACCAATACAGAATCCGAGAAAAGATAAAAAATATCCTAATGATAATTTATCAATGGAGGAATATGAAGAATTATTTGAAGATGTTGTTGACCCTGAAATTGAAAAAATGGCTAAAGATATGGATAGGACTGTGGCGTATGTCACCCTCAATGAATTAGGTATGTCGAAAGATAAGGCAGCAGAAATAGCCAATAAACTATATGCCAAAAAAGGATATGGGAAAATATACGCTTCAGGTAATAAATTGATATTTAATTTGGAGAGGAATTAAGATGCCTGAAAAGATGACAAAAGAAGAAAGTAAAGTACAAAGAGCCATTGATGCTGCTAGAGTAGCGAAGCAAATGCTTGAAGCAACAGGTAGTGCTTTTGAAATTCCTGATGCTGAAGAAGTAAAAGTAAAGAGGCCAAAGGCTGAGAAGGATAAAACAAAACCTAGAGTGGGTGAAGATACTCATTCAGGATATGCTTCGGCTGGCGATGAAGATGAATATAAGATTAAGAAAGCAAGTAGAGAAGTCGAAATAGTGCATAATGTAGTGATGTTTTTTTCTAATACTGCACCAGCAGTATTAGTAGAAATGCTATTTGGCGAAGTGCATGGTGGCTATGACCAAGAATGGATAGGAAGGTATCAGCAAGGGTTCAATAGATTTTGGGGTCATTTAGATGCCAGTAATAGGCAAAAATTTGTCGATGCTGCTATGGAACAGTATGGGTGATAAATTGTGCCTGAATCCGGTCTTATGTTTGAGAAGGAACCCGATTCCATTTCACATCAAATAATAACCTTGTTTGAAAAGACTAGGGTTGCCTATCTTTCTGCGAGAGCAGACTCTAAGAATTATGGTTCTAGATGGAGAAAGGCCGTTGAAGACATCCGTAGTGAAATGGATGATTTAGATTTGCTAGGAAGACAATTAAACAATTTTCTAGAAGAAGATGATTTAGAAAATAAGGATGTGATGAATCCTGAAAGCCCCACTGCTAAGAGAATTTATGAAGGAATAAAGGAATTGAGGTTTAAGTCTGAAGATGTAGTGGACCCATTCTCTAAAAGATTCAAGGATGATGTGTTAGAAAACCTCCTAAAGAATCCTGAAACTATGGTCAAATTCATACACTATGCCCTACGTTCAGATAATACAACCTTATCTGATGAGTTATATGAAATCAAAGATATGGAACCTGATGATTTAACAGCAGGTATGGAAGGATTAGATATTTCACCAAAAGATATTCCCCTCTACATAATAGAACACTATGGGGATGGGAAGGATTCAAAGAAGGTTGAAAGTAAATACAATGCTGCACTTAACATCCTCAAACTTATCTTCCTTTCTAAATATTCCAAAAAGAAGTGGTCAGCCCTACTAGGAATAGAATTGAAAAAGGCGGAAGAAAAAGCCCTAGTTAATTTTATTGTGCCTAACAAGCCCATGTATAGGATATTTGACATTGAAGACCTTGAGGAATTAAAAGGCTTTTCAGGAGAATACATTGTTCAAGAAAAGTATGATGGGATGCGAATTCAAATACACAAAATAGACAACAATGTAAAAATCTATTCTTATAATGAGAAGGACATCACAGACAAATGCCCCTCTCAAATAAAGATAATGAAATTGAAACATTTTGGAGACTGTATTCTTGATGCAGAATTAATACTTTTTGATGGGGATAAAGCCCTACATAGAGCAGACACAATATCCCATGTTTTCAAAAATAAATATCCTGAAGCACAATTAAAGGTTCATGTCTTTGATATAATGAGACATGAAAATCAAAACCTATTAGACGAATCTCTCCGTGAAAGAATTAACATCTTGTTCAATAACTATTCCATCCATTCAGATGAAATGTTGGCATTCCCATCTAAAAAAGACACAAGGATTGCAGATTCCCACAAAGAAATTGAAGAATATGCTAAAGACATAATGGATATGCCAACATCAGAAGGCGTAGTAATCAAAGATATAGAATCCACATACTTCATTGGAACAAAGAAAAACCCAAAATGGATTAAATGGAAGAAGTTTGTTGATTTAGATTTGATAGTATTGGATAAGAAAACCACTAAATCAAATATGTTCTCTTATTCTTTAGGGGCAGCAGCACCTAATGAAGAGGGAAAACACATTGAAGATATTCATGGTAGACAATACATGAATGTTGGAAAAGCCAACAATACAAAATTAGATGTGGATATTGGGGATATTGTTAGAGTTAAAGTAGACGAAGTGAAATTTTCTGAGGAAAGGTTCACAATATATGGTAGTAAAATTATTGAAATTCCTGAAGTAGACCAGCCTGATAAGACAATTACTTTGGAAATGCTATCTAAAGATACTAAACCTAGTCTAAAATATAAAGCAAAGGCTCTCAAAAAAGGAATTCTAATTACAGACCTTATTCATGGAGAGGCAATTATCAAATCTATGGATGGATTTACCCTCTATGAATTTGAAAAAGAAAACCTCATGTCAAAGAATGCTATGGCTAATTTGGAAATGTGGAAAGAAGAAGCAGAAGATATAATGAAAACAAAACAAAGTAAATTAACTGTTGCAGTGTTTAACTACCTAAAAGAAAACACCCCTAAGACAATCAAAGAGGTGCATAATTTTCTAGTGAAACACCATCCTGATTTATATGAGGATATATTGGAAGGTAAAATGACCAAGATAAAGGACTGGTTTGAAGAAAGAGATGGCATATCCTTTGATAGTAAAACGGATAAACTCTTTGCAGAAGATGATAAGATAATGGCAGATGAACCAATTTTGAAATATGAAACCCCTAAAGAGTATCAATCAGGAGGTTTCAGACTCTACATTAGAGAAGACGATAATCTAAACCTCTCAATGAAATTACAAGATGTTGTTTTGAGTTGGACTATTGATATTAATACAGGCGATGACATCTTTGCATTATTTGGTAAGGCAGCAAAGTTTCCAGCAGAAGTCTCAAGAAATGTTTCTAAGGAAAGATTGTTAGATACAGGTACTATAAAATTAGGTGTTCAGAGAAATGGCTACCATGAATACTTTTTATCAGGTAATAAATTTGAAACAAAGATACATTTTAGAGTTTTAACAGTAGATAAAAAAGAAATGTGGCTATGTTGGACAGGATATAGACAAGAACCAGCAGACCAAGCAGGTGATAAAGGTGTTTGGAATATAAATAAAGACGCCTTTTTCAGAGTAAAAATCCCTAATAAAGAATAATTATTATATAGTCAGTGGAAAAAACGGAGGATGAGCAAATGGTATCGGCTGCCGTGATGCATAAGGAAAATGACTTCACAATTCTAAAAAGTAATACTGATTTAATGATAGGGGGATATGCAAGTATTGAAATGGTCGATAAACAAAATGACCTAATCACACTACCTGCATTAAAAAACGCCGCATCAGAATTCATGGAGAAAGCAAAATTCAGAAATGTAATGACAAATCATTCAAATGTTCAAGTCGGAGAAGTAGTAAAAAATTATCGAGATAAAAATGGGAGACTGTGGAAAACTGAAGTAGATGATGTTGGATTCTTTGTAGTAATAAAATTAAGAGATGATATAGAAAAGGCTAAGGAAATCGGAAGGGGAATTAGAAAAGGAACATTAAGGTCGTTTAGTATCGGTGGACAAGCAATAAAGAAAATCAAAAAAGAAAATGAGGAATTGGGAGAATACAACGAAATCAGTAAATTGGAATTACATGAAGTGACCATTTGTGAAAAAGGAATAAACCCTGAAGCGAGATTCGACATATTAAAACAAGAAAAAGGTGAAAAGAAGATGACAGAAAAATTAGAAAAAGCATTGGAAGAGTTAGATACTTTACTACAAGAAGTAAATACACTCCGAAAAGAAGAGGATATAGAGATGGAAAAGGAGCCTGAAGAGTTAGAGGCTATGGATTCTGAAGAAGAAGAAGAAAT